ATAAAAATCCAGAGGGTGTTGAGTTAGTAATGAAAGCAATGAACAGAGATTACTCACAATTAGTTAAGAAGTTTAAGAAATAATGGCATACGAACTACAAAAGAAATTCATTATAGATACGCAAGACAAAAGTGTAGGTGTATCTTTGCCATTTACAAAAGGTAATAATGGTTTCTTTGCAGTTACTTATACAACAAAAGAACAAATAAAATCAGACCTTAAAAATTTGATTTTAACTAATAGAGGAGAGCGTGTAATGCAACCTGAATTTGGTTGTAATTTAAGACAAGCTATTTTTGAGCAGATTGATGAGGGTGGTGTGTATGAATTTATACAAAACGAAATAGAAACTTCAATACAAAGATGGTTGCCATTTGTAATAGTAAATAATATAGTTGTAGATTCCGATGCAAACTCAAAAGATAATAATAGAATAAGTGTTAAATTGGATTATACCTTATCATTTGCTGGTAACAATTCAAGAGACTCATTAAATATAACAGTATAATATGGCACTACTACCTACCGAAAAGACTTGGGGTAAAAATAATAAGGAGATAAAATATCTTAATAGAGATTTTGCATCTCTACGTCAATCCCTTATTGATTTTACAAGAACTTACTACGCAGATACTTTCAACGATTTTAACGAAGCATCGCCGGGTATGATGTTTTTAGAGCAAGCAGCTTATGTAGGTGATGTTCTTTCTTATTATACAGACGCGCAATTAAAAGAATCTTTTATCAATTTAGCTGGTAACTATAAGAATATAGTAACTCAAGCTCAAAATTTAGGATATAAACCAAAATTATCTCGTCCAGCAACAACTACACTTTCCGTATATCAAACCGTTCCAAATATAGGAACTGGTGTAAATAATAGACCAGATTACTCATACGCTTTAAAAATAAAAGAAGGTATGCAAGTAAAATCTGGATTAAATAATGAATTAACATTCATAACAACCGATGATGTTGATTTTAACGATGCATACGAAAGAGAAGTTAGTGTATTCCAAACATCTGGTACTGAAACATCTTTATATCTTTTAACAAAGAAAGTAAAAGCAATTAGTGCAGAAGTTAAAACTGAAACATTTAATGTTGGTGATTTTACAAAAAATCCAACTTATACAATAACTGATACTAACTTTGTTGGTATAGAAAAAATAGTAGATTCAAATAGTAATGTATATTATGAAGTTCCATATTTGGCTCAAGAAACAATATACACTAAAACTCCAAATGTAGAATCAAATGACCCGGAATTAGCACAATATCGTTCTACCACTCCTTATTTACTAAAGTTATTAAAAACCCCACGTAGATTTACAACAAAGATTATAGATAACCAAACCGTAGAAGTTCGTTTCGGTGGTGGTAGTGGATTAACTAGTGATGAGTTACTAATACCATCTACTAAAAATGTAGGATTAGGATTAAATAATTCAATAGATAAGTTAGGTGAATCGTTTGACCCAACAAATTTTTTAAAAACATCTACATATGGTATAGCGCCATCCAATACAACTTTAACTATAACTTATTTATCCGGTGGTGGTATAGGTTCAAATGTATCTGTTGGTGATTTAAGAACATTAGGTCTAATTGAATTTGATGAAGACCTTTTACAATATACACCAATTACATTACCATTATATAACCAATCAAAACAATCGGTAGCAGTTACCAATTTAGAACCGGGAGTTGGTGGGGCAGGTGTTGAAACATTAGAAGAAATTCGTGAAAATGCTATTGCTAATTATGGTTCTCAAAATAGAGCAGTAACTCGTAAGGATTTTGAGGTAAGAACATTGGCAATGGATTCACAATTTGGTAGTGTGGCAAAAGTATTCGTTCAGCAAGATACTGCATTAGATGATACAAAAATCCAAGCAGTTTTAAGAGATGATACCGCTAAACAACAATTTTTAAATTTAGTAAAAGCATCGGTAGGAAAAACTGATACTGAAATAGGTGACCAGTTAGAACGATATGTTTTACAACAAAAAACTATAAACGCTGAATTTAACAATCCGTTTGCTATTAATATGTATCTTTTAGGATATGATGTGAATGGTAATCTTACAGTATTAAACGATGCAATTAAACAAAATCTTAAAACATATTTAGAAGAATATAGAATGTTGACGGATGCAGTTAATATGTTAGATGGGTTTGTTATTAATGTGGGGATAAACTATGAGGTTACAATTTATAGTAACTATAATAAGAGAGAGGTATTGTTAAAAGCAAACAACGCATTAAAGAATTATTTTGATATTACTAAATGGCAAATAAACCAACCAATAAATTTAAGTGAAATTGAATTAGAGATAGCTAATATAGATGGTGTATCGGCAGTTCAAAAAGTAGAGGTTGTAAACTTAAAGGGTGGTAATTATTCAACTTATGGATATAATGTAGTAGAGGCAACTCGTAATAAAATTATTTATCCATCGTTAGACCCTGCTATTTTTGAAATTAAATTCCCAAATACTGACATCAAAGGAAGAGCAATATAATGAACTTATTTTACACCGCTTCATCGGACGCAAGCATATACTTACAACAACCATACCAAAATACTGGTATAGATGAGATATTAGAAATATCAAAACAATACTATGGTGATACAAAGGATGTTGCTCGTACCTTAATTAAATTTGATTTAACTGCTATATCTCGTAGTGTAGCTAATGGTGAAATTCCATCTGGTTCATTTACTGCATCTTTGGAATTAAAGTTAGCAGAAGCAAATGAAATACCTGCAACTATAACATTACAAGCCCACTCAATTTCACAGAGTTGGGAAAATGGAACTGGTACAAGATTTGATGAAATATCTACAAATGGTGCAACTTGGATTTATCGTAATGGTGATGATACAACAACTATATGGAATGATGATATAAATGGTATTACTGCATCCTTTAGTGCTGGAACGACTGGTTCTTGGACTGGATATGGTGGTACTTGGTACACTGCTTCATCGGTTTCAAATACATATAGTTATGTGTTAGATGATGTAACATTTGATATTACAAACAATGTAAAAAGTTGGTTGACTGGTAGTATTCCAAATAATGGATTAATTCTTAAATATAGTTCTGCAGCAGAAGAGGATAGAGTTGATTATGGTTCTGTTAAGTTTTTCTCAAAGGAAACAAATACAATCTACCAACCAAAATTAAAAATTAGTTGGCAAGAAACATCACCATCAACTGGTAGTTTAGCAGCGGTGGGTAGTAGACAATATAGGATATATTCATCTAATATAAAAAACCAATATAAGTTAGGGCAAAAAGCACAAATAAAATTAATAGCTAGAGAATTATACCCGGTTAAACAATTTAACCCAATAACATCTGGTAATGTTTATCCAACATTTGAATATCAAACTGGCTATACTATACCAACTGAAAGTTATTATACAATAAAGGATGTAATAACAAAAGAAACAATTGTACCATACGATGTAAATTCAAAAGTATTAGTAGGAACAGATAGTAATATAATTCGTCTAAACTTTACTAACTTTGCACATGGTAGAGTATATAACTTATCAGTAAAAACGATTGAAGATTACAACGAAGAAGAATTTGATTTAGGTGATTTTGAAATAATCAAATAATGGCAATAGAAAGACAAAATATTGATTTAACTAATAAGAGTGACGAAACTTTTACAACAAAATTATATTCGGACCAATTTGATAAATTACAATTAGAAAAATCCGTAAATACAAAAGTAACTGAACTCATTAAACCGCTTCCAAACGCAAAATTGGATTTGGTACCGAGACCTATATACGATGCGGAGGTTAAGTTAAATGAAGAATTAAGTTTACAGATTGTAGATTTAAACACAAAAGTAGAAGATTTAACTACCAAATTAAATCAAAAAACAGCCGATAGCGGTTCATTATATATTTCAAACGATTTTCTTAAATTACAGAATGCAAATTTAGAGAATAGTTTAGCTGCACAAAACAATATAGTTGCAGAATTAAGAACTGGTCTTTCAACTGCAATACAAAAAGCAATTAGTGAGAATGCAGAAAGAACTGGATTAGAAGCAGAAAATGCTGGTCTGACTGCTCAAAAAACTGCTCTACTAAAACAAATAGATACTCTAAATAATTTGGTATCGGCTGCATCTACAACGGTTAGTAAAACGGAAGAAGCAGTTGGTAATTTTAATCAAGTTAAATCCGAAGCCGGTGCTAGAGTTGCTGGTAATTTGGCAGTATTTTCTCCACAAATTCAATCAAAACCTCCAGTTGGGATACTAAAAGTAATAAGAGATAAGAGTGGTAGTTCTGGAGCAAGTAATAGATTTGTAGGCGGGGCTAATGTAATAAAAGTTGCAGCTAGTGGTAGAAATGTTGTTGTAACCGTAAATGAAACTGGCGCTGGTCCGAATAATTTTTGGAAAATACGATGGGAAAGGCGGGAGATTGCTATACCAGCAGGACAACTTGCTCAATTTACTTTTCCAAAGG